ATGAACTATGTTGTTTAGTAGAGACATTTCCAAATAATCACGATTCATTAGAGGACTATCAAAGAACACTTAAATATGCTTATCTGTATGCCAAATCGGTAACACTTGGTAAAACTCATTGGAGTGACACTAACAGAGTTATGTTAAGAAACAGAAGAATTGGATGTTCAGTAAGTGGTGTTGCACAATTTATTACTCAACGAGGATTACACGAATTAAAAAATTGGTTAGAGAGTGGATATGATACAATACAAGAATGGGATAAGATGTATAGTGATTGGTTCGCCATACCTAAGTCAATCAAGACTACATCTGTAAAACCAAGTGGCACAGTTTCACTATTAGCAGGAGCGACTCCAGGATTACATTACCCTGAGAGTCGTTTTTACATTAGGAGAATAAGGGTTTCAAAACATTCAGAGTTATTAGAACCAATGAAAAAGGCAGGATATAAAATTGAACCTGCGTTTGGTTCAGAGGATACAACGATGGTTGTTGAAGTACCCGTTGATGTTGGGGAAGGAATCAGGACCGTAAGTGAGTTATCCATTTGGGAACAATTCAGTTTAGCAGCATTCCTACAAAGACATTGGGCAGACAATCAAGTAAGTTGTACGGTTACATTTGATCCTGAAAAAGAAGGTAAGGAAATACCACAAGTTTTAAATTATTTTCAGTATCACTTAAAAGGTATAAGTCTTTTACCAAGACATGACTTGGGAGCTTATCCACAAATGCCCTATGAGTCTATTGATGAAAAAGAATACAATAAACAAGTTAAGAAACTTGGAAAATTGTCTTTTGGGGTGATACACAAAGAAGAAGCCAACATAGAGAAATTCTGTGATGGTGATTTTTGTGATGTGGAGATAACACCCACAACTGGTGATAATGATGACCAAGAGTATGCTAATTAAAATTTCACATACAATAAAACCAGCGGACAGGCAGTTGACACACCTGTGAAAAAATGTGTCTTAACCAAAACAAGGAGAACTTTTATGAATAAAAGTAATCTATTAGTGTCACTTATGATGATGACAGGATTGTTCGCACAATCTATTGTTGGAACTGTAAATGATGCTAACAATAATCCTTTGGTTGGAGCAAATGTAGTAGTTGAGGGAACTGAGTTAGGTTCAGTATCAGATGAGGTTGGAGCCTATGTGATATCACCTGACGAAGGTACTTATTCTATTACTGCTTCATTCATTGGTTACTCATCTGTAACTAAAGAAGTTACGGTGGGTAAAGAAGATGTAAGTGTAGATTTCACACTTGTGATTGATGCACTTACTATGTCAGCACTCGAAGTACTAGCTTCAAGAGCTGATGAAAGAACACCTGTTGCTTATACTACGGTTAGTAAAAAGGAAATGGAAATCAGACTTGGTTCACAAGACATTCCAATGATTTTAAATACTACACCAAGTGTTTACGCAACTCAACAAGGTGGTGGTGCGGGTGATGCCCGTATTAATGTTCGTGGATTCAACCAACGAAATGTAGCAGTAATGATAAACGGAGTTCCTCAAAATGATATGGAGAACGGATGGGTTTATTGGTCTAATTGGGATGGAGTAGGAGACGCTACTTCCTCGATTCAGATGCAAAGAGGTCTATCAGCTGTTAATCTAGCTACACCTTCAATTGGTGGAACTATGAACATCATTACCGATCCTGCCCAACATGAAAAGGGTGGAAAGGTAAAACAAGAAGTTGGTGAAGGTGGTTTTCTAAAAACAACTCTAAACTATAATTCAGGTTTAATCGGTGATAAACTAGCACTTAGTGGAACGATAGTTCGTAAAACTGGTGATGGATTCATTGATGGAACTTGGACAGATGCTTGGGCATACTACTTCGGTGGTTCTTACGCCCTAAGTAAAAAACAAAGGTTTGAGTTGTATGCTATTGGAGCACCACAAAGACACGGACAAAATCTATACAAACAGAATATCGCAACTTATTCACAAGAGTTAGCTGGAAGTATCGATGGATACAACGATTCAGCTTATGTTGAAGGTGCTAAGTTCGAAACTGAAGCTGGTAGATTTTTCAACCAAAATGTCGCACCCATAAGTTCAGATTACAAAGGACAACAATATTGGTATATGTACGGAGCTCGTACAACTGATAGATTTAGTCCTGATTTTCTGAATGAAAGAGAAAACTTCTTTCATAAACCATTGGTTAACCTTAACCATTTCTTAACCATTAACGATCAAACAAGACTAAGTTCAGTATTGTATTGGAGTGGTGGTTCTGGTGGTGGTACAGGAACTTATGGTAGTGTCAGTAGAAAACCAGCCGTTGAAGGAAACAATTGGTGGGCTAGCTCACCTTGGATGTGGGATTGGGATGCTGAGATTGCACAGAACTCTGCAAATGTAGATTCTGCTTTCTCTGATTCTGAGAATCGTTCAACTGGTATTCTTCGTAATTCAATCAATAGACAAAACACTATTGGTTTAATCTCAAAGTTAAACTATGATGTTTCAGACGAACTTGAAGTTCAAGTTGGTATTGATTGGAGAACAGCTGGAATAGAACACGCTCGTGAGGTTCGTGATTTACTTGGTGGAGACTACTATGTAGACTTTGCTGATGATAACGCATCTGATGGTAAAAAAGTTGGTTTAGGTGATATTATCGCTTATCATAATGAAACCACAGTTGATTGGATTGGTGGATTTGTTCAAGGTAACTACACAACAGATAAACTTAACCTATATGGTATGGGTGGAGTTTCATCTATTAAGTATACCTATGAAGATCATTTCGCTGCTAACAAAGATGAAGATGGAAACGATATCGATAACTTTGTATCAGCACCTGCAATCAATACTTTCCAAGTAAAAGGTGGAGCATCATACAATTTAGACGATAGACTTTCAGCTTTCGTCAATACTGGATATGTTCAGAAACCACCAATCTTGGATAATGTGATTGACTATGATGGTAATGTTTCACAGAATCCTGATAACGAGAAGTTCATCTCAACTGAAATAGGTGGTGAGTACAGAAGTGGATTGGTTGCTATCAAGGGTAGTTATTATAACACCCAATGGAAAGATAGAAACCTTACCAAATCTGTAACCACAGGCCAAGGTGATTCAGGTGATACAGACATCATTTACTTAACTGGTGTAGATCAAAGTCACAGCGGTTTCGAGGTAGAGTCTAAAGTTGCTCTTAACGAAATGGTTGAGTTAGATTTCATAGTTAGTATTGGTGATTGGTATTTCGATGGTGACGCAAAAGGTGATTATACAGAGATGGAATACAATGATGATAACCAAATCATTGGTCAGACTTCTACGGAATATGAATACGCATTAAACAATCTTAAAGTTGGTGATATGCCACAGACATCATATGTTGGTGGATTAACATTAAAACCAATAGATGGTTTAAGAATTCAAGGACTTTACAAATATTATGACAATCATTATTCTGATTGGAGTCCTGACTCTCGTGAGGTTGATGGTGATGCAGATAGAGCACAAGTATGGAAAACTCCATCTTATGGTAAGTTAGATTTTCATGTAGCTTATAGTTTACCAAAGATTGGTGGATACGACTTTACTCTAACAGGTCATCTATTTAACGCACTTGACGAAGTATTCGTTCAAGACGCGGTCGATAACTCTAAGTATAATGGGTTTGGTGATAAACTTCACTTAGCTCATAACGCTGAAGTATTTCTTGGAACACCAAGAAGTTTTAACTTAGGACTTAGTGTTAATTTCTAAAAGTAAATTTGGGGGTTTGAAATATAGCCCCCATTTTTTACAATGGAGAATTATATGCATAAATTAGAATACTTGTGGTTGGATGGTTGTAGTCCAACACAAATAAGATATAAAACAAAAGTAGTAAAAGATTTTGGTAAAAAAGATGCACCCATTTGGGGATTTGATGGGAGTTCTACTCAACAAGCAGATGGAAACAATTCTGATTGTGTTTTAAAGCCAGTTAGGTACTATCCTAATCCATTAGAATCCAATAGTTCAATAGTATTGTGTGAGGTATGGAATGTAAATGATACACCACATTCAACAAACACAAGAAGATTATTAGAGGAAACCATTACAGATTTAGAGGGGTATTATGATGAATGGGTTGGTTTTGAACAAGAATATACATTGTTTGATGGTTCAGTACCATTAGGATGGCCATCAAATGGAGAACCAGCTCCACAAGGGGATTATTATTGTGGTAGAAATATAGGTGAAAAGATTTCAAGAGAACATTTAAATGCTTGTATCGAAGCTGGTATCAGTATTTGTGGTACAAACGCAGAAGTGATGTTAGGTCAATGGGAATATCAGATTGGTGCAGGTGGTTCAATACATATGAGTGATGATTTATGGGTTGCTCGTTGGTTATTGGAAAGAATTTGTGAGAAACATGATGTATCAGTTTCACTACATCCAAAACCAATATCAGGAGATTGGAATGGTGCAGGATGTCATACCAATTTCTCTACAAACTATATGAGAGATGAAGGTGGGTATTCAGAGATAATAAATGCATGTGAAAAATTAAGTGAATTTACAAAAGAACATTTAAAAGAGTATGGTGAAGATAATGAAAAACGACTTACTGGAGAACATGAAACTTGTTCTATTGACGAATTCCGTTACGGAGTTTCAGATAGGGGAGCTTCAATTCGTATTCCGTGGCAGGTAGAAGTAGATGGTTGTGGTTATTTAGAAGATAGACGACCATCATCAAATTGTGATCCATACAAGGTTAGTGCTAGATTAATTAAAACAATATGTAAATAAAATAGGAGAAACAAAATGGCAGATTTAGATTTTTCATCAATGACTAAAGATGAATTAGAAGAATATGGAAGGGAAGTTGGTATTGAGTTAGACAAGAGACACTCAAAGGCC